TCGGCGTAATCCACGCCGACGACGCAGCTCATACCGTCCAGCTTCGGCAGAGGCCGGTTCGTCGCGAGCACCTTTTCGTAGTCCGTGACAGATATGTCCTTGTACCCGATGCGAAGACCCATCCGCTTAGGCAGAAAATCGCCGTTCTGCTCGGGGTGGTTTACCCAGTCCTGATATTCGTCTTTGATTTCCTGCAGCAGATGCGGCAGGTAATACAGGGATGGATTTGCCATATACCAGCACGTGGGATCATGTACCTGCTCGATGTTGTCCAGACAGCAGATAAACGGCAGAAAACCGTTGTCCGGCTCGCCCTCAAATAAGATGCGCCGCCCTCTCGCAAGGTAGTCGTCCAGCGGTCCGTCGCTGACGTCGCCGTTGGATGTAAAAATGCCGACACGCGGCTGTGCGACTTTACCTTGCCCGGTAATAAAGACCTTGATGTTGTCGTAGTTTTCGAATTGATGTACTTCGTTGAAGATAACCTTCCCAGAGCGCATCCCGTCTCTGCCTTTAGGATTGTTTGTTCTTCCCTTGACGACGCCCTTGTTCTTACGCCCTTGGATCAGCTCTTTGGTGTGGTAATAGTGCCGGTTCAATTTTGCTTGATATTTCGGGCTTTCGAGCACCTCTGTGAAATCCTTGACCGGCGTTACGGCTTGTTCTTCGTTATTGGCGCATATGTCCACATTGTAGTGCGATACGGGGTTGTACGGACTAATCGAGCACGCGGCGTCAAATGCAATGTATCCGTCTTTTCCGGCGCCTCGTCCGACCATACAAAGCAGCGTTTTCCAGCGCGGTGTTTTGTCCGCCTTATATGTGCAGTTCCAGAGCGCAAAAACGAATTCCTCCCACGGGAACAGCCGGTCAAAAGGAAAATACCGTACGAGCCGCAAATAATTTGCAAGCTGTACGGTATCGACGTATAGGTCCTCTTCCTCAAAGCAGCGGCGGATATGCCGGACAAGTGCGTGCTGTTCACGGCACTGTCTCGGCTTGTCCTTCTCGACAAGCTCGATATAGTGCAGAATTTCGTCGGGAAGTTTAGAGTTCATCATCCTCGTCGTCTACTCTTTTGGCGTTCAGACCGTCATCCTTGAAGCCGAGCGCAGAATAGATGGCAAGCATTTGCCGGGACACCTGTACTTCCAGCGATACGCTGCGGTTTTCCACGAGCATTCCTCGTTTTTCATCCATCACGCAGACGCCTCGCGCTTCGATGTCGGCTTCCAGTTCCCTCCGCCGCTGCCAGAGGTCCATGTACTCTTCCACCTTGTCCGTATACATCGTTTCAATCAGTCCGCGGGCGACGAGGTTGTCCGTCAGCGCTTTTTTCAGCTTTCGATACGCAGCGGACGTTGATTTTTTTGCCATTTCACCAGCTCCTTTCGACCTTGGCGAACGATTGCGCGCGCACATGCGAAGAATATCGGCTTTGTCATCTACCCACGCGATTAGCCGGCAGGGGAAGGACATCGTTTTTTTGAATGGGGGGTAGCAGTTCGAGTAAAGCTCGAACTGCGCGAGTTCGCGTGTACGCGAACTCGTACTCGCGTGTACGCGAACTCGTACTCGTACGAATGTGGACTTTAATCCCAACGCTCTTCCGTGACGATTCCCTTTTCAGGCTCGTTCTGCCGTTTGCTTTCCGGATGGAGCGCTTCGTGACATCGCTTGCAAACGCTTATGAGCTGCCGTTCCTCTCCGTCCCATATGGACAGCGCAAGGTCGGGGCGGTCTTTCAGGTGCTTGACATGGTGTACAATCACTGCGCGGCTGAATCGTCCGGCCGCTTTGCATCGCTGGCATTCGTACCGGTCGAGGCGAAGGACTTTTCTCCGGCGTGCGCGCCATTCACCCCAGCTATAAAAGCGCCATTCCTCGCCGTTTTGCAACAAAGCTACAAGTTCTCGCAGCCGCAAAGGAGAAATGTCGTCCGTATATGTTTTTTTCACATTACCAGTATAAAACGTACAAAGTCAAATTTCCATTCCAAATTTTTTCAAATGGAATCGATTGCGGAGGCGCCAAAATAGAGCAGCGCAAATTGAGCGACCGCTCTGTTGCGCAGATTATATATCGTTGTCAGGGATTCCACACACATTCTGCGCATAATTTCCTCTTTCGGCAGGCGCTCAATGTACCAAAGACGCGCGATTCGGCTTTGCTCGTTTTCCATTTGCGCCAAAATCGCTTTGATTTCACGAATATACGATTCGGTTTTTTTGATATGTCTCCGCACTTCCGTCAGTTCAAGCATTTCGGTCAGGGCATCATTGACGCTCTTTGCGTCTGTAAAAGGCTTTGTGTAATCGATCGCCGCCGGAGTCTTCGGAGCGCCACTGCTTACAATACGGTTTTCGCGTTGCTGCAAATTTTTAACCGCTCGTTCGAGGTCGGGTAGCGAAGACAGAATTTGCTCGGCCGCCTTAAAGTAGTTCATTGCGTGTCACCTTTCTTTTTGGCATTTTTAGACCAAAGTATTTTTTTCGCCTGCTGGCGGGCGGGGATAACCCGAGAACAATCCCTGCCTGGCGGCACCGGGAATAACGTGTGCACAAGTCATTGCGGGAGACGACTTGCACACACGTTATCTCCCGGTCGGGATTGTTTCCCGGGTTATCTCCCGCAGGAACGCGCCTGCGGGCGCTCCTTTTAGATTGAATTGTTCAGCACAAAGAATTGAATGGCAGATTTATTTTGCTATCGCTTCCGGAAGTGATCTGTTCGTTTTTTTGGTTTTTGGGATTCGTTCGTAAACTTTACGCATTTACAAGGCTGTAAAAAGCTGACCCCGATTCAGCTTTTTCGATTTTCGTTTTTCTTCTTTCCGGGCTTGTCCGGTGATTTTATGTATTTATAATATAGGTATCCGAAACAGTTGCTGCGCGTTTCCACAAGAATATAACCCTTTGGTGCCTTTGGCGGTCGGCTTTCGCTATATGTACGCCGAATTGGTTTGGCGTCTTCTTTTTCGGGGCTTCTGGCATTTCGGGTTTGCTTCCACCGATGTCCGCCCTGTTCGGGCGTCCAGTGGTCGAACAGATAATTGGCAAGGCCCGTATAGTCCTGCCCGTGGTCTACGCCGTTGTAATAGTTATGCTCCCGCAGGTGGTCGATCCGCAGGATGCTGCCCTGTCCCCATTTTCGTTGGATGGCTTCCGGCGGCACTCCGTCGGCCAGCATATGCATATGAATGCGGTGTGTGCTTTTCCCACGACCGAGATATGCAAAGATCACGGCGTCGGGGTAATCGTATTTCAATCTGCGGATGTAACGGTCCCGAATCTTTTTCGCTTCCGTGAAGGTATGTACCTCGTGCGCGTCGTCGAGCGTTAGCGTACAATATAGAGATGCTGGAGAAAAATTTTCGTTAATCAGTCTTGCGTGTTTGCGGCGGGAGATGCCCTCTCGGTGTTTTTCTCTCTCTTCCTCGTTCTTGAACCGCAACCGTGGGGAAGCCTGTTTGATATCCTTGATGCGGTCCGATATGCAAAAGACTTCCTGCTCGCACACCACGCCGGAAAAGATTCTGCGTTTGACCTTCTGCATTTCCGTTGACCGTCCTTTGCTTTATTTTTTGAAAAACCATTTTATACACAGCTTTACACCCACAACTAAATAAGCGGAGCCATAATGATGGCTGTACAAACACCTGCTAAGAGCCAGACAGTAGCGGGCACATTCATCTTTCGTTCCTCTTCAGCTTTTATCCTATTCGGATTTGTTCTCTTGTTGATTGTTCGTTTGCTTTCTTACTCCGTAGCTGCAGGGGAGTTCGGACGCAAGTCCGAACTCCTGTGTTCCCAATACACACAATCCCTGCATAACGTGATCGCAGGCCTGTCATCACCGTCTTTTGTGTCGTGCGTTCGGCCGTCGGACAAACTTCGAATCAGCTCCGCAATCCGAGGGCGCAGCTTGTCCTGCAATTCTCTTTGTAGATCAGGGTCTGCGTATTCGTGTGTGTATATCGGTCTGCCGAGCACCTTTTGGCAGTATTCCGCGACGTCTGAGAAATCCGCCACGAGCAAATAGCCCGTGTACGCGGAAATCAGTACCGCTTCCCGTTTGGTCATTCCGTATCCTCCGTTCATTTCATAAAACACGCCCAAAATGTGCCGCTTTTTTTACCTGAATGGTGGCCAAATAGCGGACGGCTTCCAATTGCTTCCCATACCTTTCTTGCCGGAATTTCCGTCTCCGACCATTTGAAAATCAACACACCATCCAATCTGAGCACGCGCATACACTCCCGAAATCCGTCGCGAAGCATTTGCGGCCAGTTTTCATCCAAACATCCGTATGTATGACACAGCCATGCGTTTTCGTTGATATGCTGCAATTGTGGAGGATCGAACACAACCAGAGAAAACGTGTTATCCTCAAACGGAAGGTTTGTAAAATCGCATTGAATATCCGGTTCGATGATACACGCTCTCGTTGACATGTAATGCGCGCCTCTCCGTTTGTCGCAGTACACTGCGGCCGGATGATGCTTGTCGAACCATATGCTCCTGCATCCGCAGGTGACATCTAATATCTTTTTATCCGCAGGTATTGAAATTCGTTGTTTCATCCTTCTATATCCTCCTCCGCATCCGTCCTTTCAAACTCGATCACCCACACCCACGGGTTCGCGTCCCAGCCGTACCGTCCGCTTTCCTGCGGTGCGATTGTACGGTTCCATACGTCCCGCATCCAGCCTTCGTAATCTGGCGATTCCTCCTGATTAAAACCGGCATATCTGTAAGGGCATCCTTCACGTTGAATGTCGCAGGGTTTCATTTCCCGCAGCCGTTCGAGCCGTACGTCCGTCACCCGCAGGAACAGCCGCGCCGCTTCCTTCGGCATATGGATCGAGGGATGCCATCGCGGCACCTGCCGGTCATTGTCTGCTTTGTAGGCATATATATCCGGCGCGACCTTCGCCCACGTTTCACGTACCCAGAGGATATCGCCCGCCGCATAAGGCATCCGCCGCTCCGCGAGATATTGGGTGATGCCGTCTTCATTGATTCCTTCTACGGTATATGTACGGGCATTATGATCGATCGTATCCGAAAGCGGAACCGTAAGTTTGTTTGCATCCCTGCATATCCGCCGCGTCACGGTTTTACTTCCCGAAAGGATCGCGCGGACCATATCCGTGTTGAATAAGATCGGTCTCACTTCAATCTGCCTCCTTGAATTCTCCGTTCTCCACCGTGTACCACGTGTCCGGCCTGATCCTTTCGCCGTCTACGACCGCGGCCTTCCACTCGGCAATTTCATACGAATCCTTCTTTTCCACACACACCACCAGCACGCTGCCGATGCCGCCCCTGACTTTGGCATGTTTCCCGCGCGCCGCCGCGACGCCGTTTTCTCCGGCAGACGAGGAACCGCGGGAGGCGGAAACGCCATACTCACCCGCAGATGCGCTGCCACGCTCGCCCGCAGATGCGCTGCCATACTCACC